GCCGCAGCAAAACGTGTCGCAAGCTCATTTCTCAGCACCTCTGCGAAGCGCACGATGCCCATATCAATGGCCACGATCTCCGATTGCAGGAACCAGCGGCCTCGAACCTTTTGGCCCAGCACGGCGGCAGGGGTAAGACCGAAGTCAACGCCCACATAGACTGGATGTCCAGCCGCAATGGGTATTTCCTCTTTGGCAACGTGAACTTCTGGGGCGAACATTGGATACACTGGCTTGCCTTCCTGAATATGGCCAAGCCTATTCATCACATAGACGTCAATCCATGATTTAGTCTTACCGCGAATGAGGTTCGGGTAATAGCTCTTCATCATATTGGCTTGGTTCTCGGCGGTCTTGCTCGGAACATAGTCCTGAATCTCGCCATCCTCGCCCTTAACCTCTGTCATGCCAGAAGGCTGCGTAAAGAACTCCCAGTTATCTGGCTTGACCAGCATCTTTGCCTGCTCACGGGGGATATGATCTGGCACTGGAACCTCGCCAGACATAATCGGCCACCAGTGATCCTCTTCAGGAGCGTTAGTATCAGCAATAACACCAGTCCAAGACGGGCCACCTTCACGCATAGAAGGATAACGACCCACACGCATGGTGCAGGCGTCAATGATACTCTTCGGAATCTCACGAGCCTCGTTAATCCAGATGCCAGTAAGCTCGAGAGACAGAAGTTTCTTCACATCTTCAGGCCGATCAAGCGCAAGGAAGATAACCTCGAGCTCAATGTCGCCCTTCTTGATGTTGTGAGTGTATGGAACTGACCAAGTGAACTTGCCCCAGTCTGATTCAGGGAACCAGTCCAGCCAAGTCTTGATTGTTGTGGTGCGAAGCTGTGGGTTGGTGTTACGAATGATTGCCCATCGGCTTTTCCGCACCCCATCTGGGTTTGGTTTCTGCTCCAAGGCGCGACGAAACACCTCGATGCAGCAACCAACAGACTTACCAGAGCCAACGGGACCACGAATGCCACGGAAGAACGTGTCGTTCTTCATAAATGCTTTCAGAACCTCGCCATCTGGCTTGTATTTGAAGTCAACCATGACGCCTCATAGGCTCTGTATGCCGCTATCGACGCCAACCTTGATCATTCGGGCGGCAACCTCTGGGCCAATCGCCTCAATGATCTTGTCAGCCTCGTAATCATTCACAAAGTCCTTTGGGTGATGCTTCATATGCACCACCTTCACGACCCGTCTGAGCGTATCTCGCTCACGCTGAGAAAGAGTATTGATAAAGCTCAAGGCTTCATACCCTTGCTCTGGAGCTTATTGTTCTTTGCCATCTTGTCGAGCTTGCGCTTGAGCTTCACGCGCTTCTCTGTGGTCACAAGCTGGCCATCGCTGCTGCCAAGGAACTCATTCACCTTGCGTTTGATCTTGGTGAATGTGTTGTAATCGGCTGGAGTCTTCTCCAGCTCAGTCTGAAGCAATGAAAAGCGCTGATTCATGCGCTCCTTCGGCGTTACGTTACCCTTTGGCATATCTTAATCCCATGCTGTTGTGCGCTTGGCACTTGGTGTTGGCTTTTTCTTCGCAGGCTTCTGCATAGAAGAAGAAGGTTTGGGTGTCTTCGGTTTCTCATCAATCCAAACCAAAGGCTTTGAGGCAGGCGTACGAGTCTTCCCGCTATATGTTGTGGCGCCAAGCTGGTGAGTTTCCCCATTCCATGCAGCACCACCGTTCTTCAGAGTCCAAGCCATTACTGAGCCCCCTGATCAAGTGTCATCTGCATCATAGGAGCCAGCAAAGATCGCCGCTTAGAGCCAGTGCGGACATTGGCATAGCTATTACGACTGCCTCGATCAACCTTCGGGTTCATGCTGAGAGAGGGTAGGTCGCCATAATCAACCTTGTACTCTTCTTCGTATATCTGATCGGCACTAGGGCCAGAGGAACCACACATCTATTTATCCTTCGCCTTGTTTCTCTTGCTGATCGCTCGAGCCTTCGCCCTAGCATCAGCCTTGCTGCTTGCACCCCAAGCCTTCAAGCTGAGAAGAAGACGCGTAGGCTTGCCCTTCTCGTCACGCTCAGGCCCCTTCATCCCTGCCATCCTCGCCAAGAAGGACGCACGCCGTGGATTGTCGCCACTCTTAACAGGAGCCTTCAGAGTACCGCCCTTGTAAGAGTCACGACCCTTCTGGTTCAATCCCCCGCTCGGGTTCTTGCCCGCCTTCCGCTGCCACGCTGGTGTCTTTGCCATACCCACTGCTCTTCATCTGCTGCTTTGCAATTCGTGTGTCAGACTTAACCGACTTCTCCGCAGGCTTACCATATCTATTCATGCCATTCTCCGCACTTTTGTGAACCAAAATATTTCTGGGGTGTTCATCGAGCCTTGAGGGAAAATAATGTTTGTGAAGGACCACTAGCTAGCAGTAACTCTACAGTTTCCCCCCCACCCCCTAGCTCAGGTCTATCGAGACCTTAATATCTCCTGCAACTTGCACCTGTGATCTATCTATCGGTTTATACCCAGCACGATCGAGCAAATCCTGACTCGCTTGCAGCTGAACGTACTCGCTTTTGGCGTTCTGAGACAGTCTCCGTGTGGTGTTCAGGGCTGCTACAGCACTAAGTCCAAACTCCTCGTTCATCCTCTGCATCATATACTGCTGCACGTGTGGTAACTTCAGTGATCTGTATGCACTGACATATCCAGCCTTGCCCGCAGCGTATCCCGCAGGTTCAGCGGCCTGTGCTGGCTTCAGCCCTTCTGTTACCATTATATCAACCAAAGCCATCTGCTTATCGGTTAACTTCTTCAATGCTACGTCACTCATTGTGTCTCCTTACTGACCCCCCTCTCCCTCTCTCCCCCCGTTAATACCATCGTCTATATGCCCTGTGTCAACGCACAAAGAGCTATCTTCTCGAAGGCTTATGCCATGTGTTGCTACAAACATACTACAAGCACTGGCCAGCTTTGTGTTCTCTTCGTTTGTCTGTAATGTCTATGTCTGGCGGGTCTCTCTGTCCCTCTCACAACACCTCGCATTCACTCCTGCGTTGCATCGGGCTGAAACAGTTTGCAAGGGACACTCCGTTCTGCGCCCTTGCAAACTGCAAGCGGCTGCGCCGTTTCATCTCCGTGCTCCTTGTCATTCATCGCGAGGGTGTTCCTCGCGGGAAACAGGAGAACCTAGACATGACAAATAACACATCTAAACTCATCGAACTCAAACTGGCAGTCATACAATATCACGATGGTGATCAAATGGATTACCTCCAGAAAGGCATTGCTCGTGACGCTTGCTACACCAGCTTCAACAGCCTGAGCTATAAAAAGAAACAGATGGCGGATGCAATCTCGGACTATGAGACAGCCGTTAACGAGGGCCGTGATGCACCTCAGATGCGTATCCTCTCAATGATAGAGCGCATGGAAGTCGAGCTTGAGGAACTGGAAGAACGTCACTTCGCTGACTGCGCTGTATATACAATCGTAAACGATGGCGAAGAGTGGGAAGCACAACCCAAGCGCCGCACTCCAGCACTCAAGTCAGACAAACTGGCGGCTCTCAAGAAACGGGTGGCGGCGTAAGCCCCACCTACCCCTCAACAGGAGATAGACATGGAACTGTTTGTGATTATCGGCTTGGCATTGATTGCCATTGGATTGGCTGCGCTTGCAGCAGAGAACTGGTGAATGAAAGGAACGAATCAATGAGCGATTACAATGGATGGACCAACAAAGAAACATGGATGGTCAACGTGTGGTACATAGATAACATCGCTGAGGCATACGCTGATTCAGGTTGCTATTATGTTGAGCCCGATGATCTTGCATGTGACATCACTGGATTTTCCGAAGAGGTAGAGATTGAAATTGGAAGCAAAAGCGGTTTGCTTGTTCACTTTATCGGCACCTCATGGAGCCGAGTCAACTGGCATGAGCTCGCTGATGCCCTCAACGAAACACTTGCAACAATGGAGAAAGAAAATGCTTAAACCAAACGACATGTTTCACACGCCAAAAGATTGGGAGGAAATCTCAAGCTGGATTGAGCAAAGCCCAAAGGAAGAACGCCATATGCTATGGATTGCTGCTGTAATGGCATGGAATTTGGCCTGCAAATTTGTAAACGAGGAGAAAGAAAATGAAAATAACTGATCACAATATGAACATGAGTGTTCACATGATTACAAAAGTAAAAACAACAAAGTGTATATACGCTAGCTTCACTGCTTATGACTTAGAGATACAAAGTGATGATGGGAGTGTGATTAGAATTACACTCTTCGGAGCAGATCGAGAAGAAATCGTATTCGAAAACGGAACAGACAAGGACATGAGGTAAACATGACAAGTAGAATTATATCCCCGCAACAAGAGAAAGGAATGGTCAAACAACTCAAAGACCTTGGAGGTGTGGTGCAGCGCGATGACATTGGTGTTGTCGTGACTGCACCCAAAAGCGGGAAAGAAGTATTCCGCTCAATGAAAACTGGTGCTGGCAATAGACTAGCACGCTGGCCTGATGGCCTGTTCGATGAGGAGACACACTATGACGGAACTTGAAAAGCTTATCCGTGAGAAAGCAAAAGAACAACTGCCTGACACTGAGTCAGCCAAGCGCTGGCTCGACAATAACTTTGTTGTGATTATGCCAACCAGAAAGGAAAAAACAAATGAAAATGACCCGACAGCACTTTGAATGGCTGGCCGATGAGGTTGCACCAACATTACCTTGGCCAACGCACATCGAAGTGCTAGCTGATAAGCTGGCTGCAACCAATGATCGCTTTGATCGAAGCAAGTTTGTTGCGCGAGCCATAAAGAATTGGGAAGATAATTACAATCCCCCAGAAATTGATGACTTTATCCCCGAGTTTCCAAAGGAGTATCGGAATGACGAGAGACAATCGCCCGTTCAACGGCGTGCTTGAAGACGCTGACAACATTATCAACGGCATTCGACAGGATCAGTATGGCAAACCAGAAGATTCGTTCGACAAGATCGCTGACTATTGGTCGGCATATCTTGAGCACCGAGTGTCACCACATGATGTTGCAATGATGATGATCTTGCTCAAGGTCGGGCGCATTCAGGAGAAGGCAACGCACGATACACTCGTTGACATTGCTGGTTACGCTGCAATCGGCAGCACCTTGCATTCTCAATAGGTTGACAGTGCTGCTGCAATGATGCAGTAAGGTCGGCATGAAATCATACATGCAAACCATCGAAGAAGCAGTGGCGGCATACAACGTGCCGCTGCTGCAAGCTTTCAAATCTGCTGGCATTCCAACGTCAACATATTATCGCACCATCCACGGTAAGACAGAGTTGAGGTTTGAGACAGCAAGAAAGGTGATGAAGGCCATTGAAAAACTTCACGCACTTGAAGCAGCCCGTGATCATACCAAGCAGTTACGATCTGCTGGTAAGCGAGTTGACATCCGCAAGACAAGAGCGGAATTTAAGCCAAGAAAAACTGGCGCATGACATCGGATGCACAGTTTCATTGATCCACAAATGGGAAACACACAAGCGAATACCCTCTGGGTTCATGCTTATGTGTTGGCTGGACGCTCTTGAGTACGAGATCGAAGTTAAAAAAAGGGATGGCGAAGTGTGACTCTTGTTCCACTAACGCCAAGTATTTCGTTGCCATTCTCAAGAACGGTCACGAGCGAACGACACAAAAGCATTGGTATATATGCTTGGATTGCTACGAGGCAGAGATATGGCAAACAAGAATAAGCAGAAGGGAAGCTACCACGAAAGGTGGTTCATCAAGTGGCTCACGCAGATGGGCATCAAAGCCAAAGCCCAGCCCCTCTCAGGAGCATTGGGAGGAGAGTATCGAGGCGACCTCAAGCTCGAACTCATGGGACACGAACTGGTAGGTGAGGTAAAGTACCGTGACCTATCTGGATTCCCCAGCCCCTTCAAAGTTTTGGAAGGCAGAGACATAGCATTCTACAAGAGACGGACAGGCAAGCCGCAGGTAGTAGTGATCATCGAAGGCGAGACATTCGCCAAGCTTATGGAGAGCGAATATGGAAAGTCAAAACAAACGGATTCTTAATTACCTCAAGCGTGGACATCGCATCACACCAATGGATGCACTTGAATTGTTCGGCTGCTTCAGGCTGGCTGCTCGAGTCTATGATCTTCGCAATGAAGGTAACAATATTGCCAAGCAAATCATAGAGTTAAGCAACGGAGTTAATGTTGCTGAGTATTATCTTGAGAGCTCATCTTATAAAAAAGCGGCTGACACTCCCATGTCAAACCGCCGAAACAAATTCTGATATACAAGAAAGATAATATGTATTCAGCGCCTCTTCAATAAAAAAATGCAGTGACCCAGACCAATGAGCCACTGCAAGTTCGATGGAGAGGAAGAAACACCAGCGTAGATCGGGAGAACTGATGCACTATGATCTTATTACTGACATCGCTTTGTCGTCAATAGAGAAACCTTTCGCAAAGGTTCTTCTCATTGAGCTCGCCAAGTATTCCAATGGCAGTGGCGAATGTTTCCCTTCGAGGGACACGCTGTCCAGTGGCAGTCAGATACCATTGAGAACAGTGGCTCGCACTCTTCAATGGCTTGCTGACGAAGGACACATACGAATCATACCCCGTCATGGTATGTCTAACTTCTACATTATCACCTGCATGGAGGACGAAATGGCTAATGATACCCGTGCCAAATTGGCACACGAAGTAGATAGTAATATTACTAGGCTAGATATTATAAGTAATACTTCTTCCCGTGCCAAATTGGCACACCCCCTAGATACACCTGCATTCCAGTCGTTCTGGTCTGCCTATCCTCGTCGCATCGGCAAGGGTGCAGCACGCACAGCGTTTGCCAAAGCCTGCAAGTACGAGGATGCCAACGTGATTATCCAAGGCGCTATGGATTACGCAGCCTACTGCGTTAACTCTGGCCCTGAGATGCAGTTCATTCCTCATGCTTCAACGTGGCTCAATCAAGAGCGCTGGGAAGATGAGCTCGAGACAGAGATGCCAAAGAAAAAGATGGGAGGGTTCCTCGATGAACTATGATCAACGCATTGCGTTCCT